AAAAAAAAATAATGAGTATTACTAATGAGTAACTATAGTCCATCAAACGGAGCACAAACTTTCACTAGTTTTGCACCATCAAGTGATTTATATTCACTATTAATGAAAGAACTTAATATGGATGGTAATGAATTAAGAAAACTTTTACAAACTCCAGCAGGAACTGAGATAGTTAGAAAAAAAGCTCAACAACAAATAGACATAGCTCTTAAAAAAGAACATGTTAAAAATAAACCATGTACTGGTAATGAATCTGAGTGTGATGAGGGTCAAATTTGTGGAACTTTTAAACCACAAAGTGTAAGTGGTGGGACAGATTATTATGGACTAAGGTGTCAAAATGCTATTTTTCCCGAATTGAATTTTTCAAAACATGTTACAAAAAGTTTTCCGGTAAGACCTCCAGAATTTAAATGTCTTAAAGATGAAGACTGTAAAATTAAATTTGACAAATGGGGTAAAACTAACGTCCCAGTAGTTTATGATGGGAGTACTAGTAGTAGTATAACCAATAATATGGGTTGTAATTACAATTGGTCTAAAAGTAAAGAAAAACAACCTTATGGAAAATGTCAAATGACGTACGATTGTAATGATAAAAAAGTTTTCTTAAAGAAACCTCCAGAGTGGGATTATTCTATGGAACAACCAATTATTCATTGTGAGGATGATAAAGATTGTGGTTACAAAGATGTTGATGGATGGTCAAGATGTATAGAACATTCTGATGGTAAAAAATATTGTGTATGGCCAGGTCTATGCCCTGACGTAGATAACACAAGTCAAAAAATATTAGAACGTCAAATATCTAATCCTCCTACTTTGATAGCACAACCTCTTGGTTTTGAATAAGAATATTTGAAATATACTCAAAAGCATCTTTTGCTTCTGTTGGTTTTTTATATCCTGTAATAATAATACTACCGGATCTAAAAATCAATATTGAAACTTCACCGTCAATTTTTTTTCTACCTTTTCTTGTAAATTTATCACTTGAATTTACTTTTGTAGTATCTTTGATATACTTAAGATTAATCCCTGGGTATTTATCAGGATTAAAATTATTGTATCTTAGATTCCCACCATTTTCTATTGTACTTCCTTTTAGTAGATTGAATAATTTTCTTTGTTTGATTTTTCTTGATAACTTAAAATCACTATTAATCATACTTATTCTTATGTCTTTTAAAGAATATTGAGAAGGATTCTCAACAAGATTTTTATTATATCTAAAAAAACAATCTAGCTCATTAATCATAATAGCACATGTTTTGATAGTTCTACAACCTACTGTTCTAAAACTTCCATTTGGGAAGACAAACACATTGATTTTACTTTTTTGTTTTTGTATTTTACTTTCATCATCTTCTATAGAAAGAACCATAGAACATTGATTGTAAAAAGCATCATTTAATGCTTTATCTTTAGATTTTTTAGTACCTGCTTTGTATTTGATAATTTGGAATACATCATGTTGTTTGTAATTCTCTTCGAAAGTTTTAACAACATTTTTAATATTAATCTTAGTGTTAATATTAAAACAAACTGTAATAGTAGAAGGTTTTAAACTTGTAGCACTTACAAAATCATTTTCTGGGAATTTTATACTTAGTAAATCATCTTCGAATGATTGCCAATAATCTTGACAAAAACATTCTTCATTTTTTTTTTCGCATAAACTACACTCTGACATTTTATATATAAAGATACCAATTTCTTTATATGGTTTCTTTATATACAAAAATTTGAAAAAAAAAAGTTACGAAACGAAATATTTTTTCTTTTCTCGGTTTAAAAAAGTCGTAATCTGTTTAATAAAAATTGTGGAAAAAGGATTACTTTGTCTTGTAGTTAAGATAAGTTCTGCTGAATCTTCGAAACTTTCTTTACATTTTCTTCTTGAACGATTTGATAAATTTCTGAAGAGAGTTTTAAGGTTAGGATAAAAAACACAATTTAAATTAAGTTCCATATCTAGTTGTGTAGTTCTAGGTATGTCTTCAATTTTATCTCTCATAAGAGATATTATTTCTCTTATTTGGTCACTAATTGTATTTATTGTTTCTTCTCTCATTTTTTTTCTTCTATAAAAATCAGGATTTTTTTTAAGAGAAACTAGGCTTTTATGTTTTATTTTCATGTTAGCCATAGTAATATCCATAGATTTTAAGTCTTTAGTAGAGTATTCAACCCTAGTCATAGGATCTCTAAAATTTCCACTTACTGTTAGATATTGAACTAAATCTACAAGATTATAATATACACATTTTGTATTTGTTTTAAACATCCAACAGGGATAACTTACAGATTTTAAAGAAATAGGGCATAAATCTGAATACATACCTTTATAAATTCTAAAGGCTTTTTGTATTTTTTTAGAAGCTAATTCTTGTTTAATAGTGTCAAGTAAAACTTTTTTTTTTAATTTATACCACTTGTTTATCTTAAGACTTTTTCCTTTTTTTTTCAAATCGGGTAATTTATAGTCATCCAATTCTTTTAATATATAATTTAGTTTATACATTCCTCCTTAATTAATAATGATATTTTTTCTTTATGTAATTAAATATTTTTAAAATATTTTATTATATTATGAAATTATTTCTCCTAAGGCATGAAGAAAGACCAAAAGAAACTGGATTTTATACAGAATTGACAGAAGGTGGTAAAAAAAATCTTTAGATAAAATAGAAAAATTAGAAAAGTTAAATATTGATAAAATTTTTTGTAGTCCTTTTATAAGATGTATTCAAACAATAGAACCTTTTTGTTTAAAAAATAATAAATTTATTAATATTGATTGTGCTTTAGGAGAATATCCATATAATGAATCTAAAGAAAGAATGTCACATCCAGTTGATTTCTTAGAAATAATTAATATAGAATATGTTCCTATTTTATCTAATATTCCTTTCTATGAAATTTTAAAAGACCTTCAAGAAAGAGTTAAAAATTTTTGTACTAAACTTTTAATTAGATATTATGATACAAACTTAAATATACTTGTAGTTAGTCATCAAAGTATTCTTAACACTATTGAACATTACGTAACAAATTCAAAAGAAAAATTAGAAATCCACAAAGAATTTCCTATGGGTCAGTTATCGAAGAACGTACTTAAAAAATAATATTAATAATATGTAATGAAAGTTCTATCTATAGATATAGGTATTGTCAATTTTGCTTTCACTTTTTGGGTCTGTGACGAATTGAAGGATTTTGATAATATTGACATAACTAGTTTAAGAAAAGAAAGTGAACAAAAATGTATTGCTGTATATATGAAAAATTTATTTGAAAATATTCCTTATTTTAAATCAGCAGATTTTATTATTATTGAGAGACAACCTTTTTCAGGAATTGTAGCTGTTCAAGAAATTATACTATACCATTATAACAAAAAATGTATTCTTATTTCTCCAATTAAAATGCATAAATATATAGGAATTGACAATCTTGATTATAATAATAGAAAAATAAAAACTATGGAATTCGCTAGGCCATATTTAGAAAAATATGAAAAGTATCGTAATTTAATAAGAAAACATGATGTAGCTGATTCTTTATGTATTTATATATATTGGAAAAATACAAAAAAATTTGAAGATAATCCTTTTGAAACTTTTGAATATACACAAAAAATATTTGAAAATTTTGAATATAAAAAAAAGAAAATATTATAAATTATATGTACATATATTTCTTATGTCATAAAGATTATACTAATGAACAAAAAATAGAAGAATACTTAGAAAATAATATTAAATCTAATTATATTTTATATTGTAAAAATGATTTTATAGGACGTGTAATTAAAAGATATTGTCTTAATAATAAATTAAGATGTTCGTTTATTAAAAAAGATAATAAAGAAATCATAGACAAAATGTTAAATATAGTACCTATCGGTTTAGTAATATGTTTTAGTAATAAAGATTATGATACTACTCTCAAATATACAATTAGTGAATGTATAAATAAAGGAATTTTAGTAAATGTTATAATGGATAGTACAAAATATAGTACAAAAACTAAAAAAGGATATAGAAAACTTAAATGGAAAATATCTGATGAATACAAATATATGTCAGATATAGAATATTCATCAGATGAAGATTTTGATCTTTCTTGTTTATACAAAAAGAAAGAAGAAAAAAGGAAAGAAGTAAAAACAACTAAAAATCAAAAGAAAATTTTAAAACAACATAAATATATGAAATACATTGAAAGTAAAAATAAAAAATATAAAGAACCTCCTAAGAAAGGTTCTCTTGAGACTTTTTTTCATCAAAGTAAGAAAGAGTAGATTCATAACCTTGGTTAAATAAAGAAATTATTGTATCATTATTTGCTCCAAAATCCAAATTATTTATATTATCATCTAGTTGTAATTCAATACTGTTCTTACATTTATTTAACATAATTTCTGATAAATACCTAAATAAACCTCCTATTACCATTGGTCCAAATTTATAAATAGGAGTATTTTCTTCAATTGTTTCTTTATAATCACTTATACACACGTATAATAAATTATCATTATCATAATCTTGATTAAACATATCAAATAAACAACCGTCAGTATACAATCCGTCTTTGTACCTAATAGGTGGGAATACGAATGGTATAGCAGAAGTTATTCTTAATGCAGTTATTAACTTCATATCAGGGAAAGTTTCATGATTAAAATTTACACTTTTATAATTGACAACATCACTTCCAGTTACTGTAAAATGAATATTAGTTTTTTTGTAAAGTTGTAAAAAAGTTATATTCTTACATTTTTTACATTTCATAAATTTCTTAAGTATATTTTTTATTCCTTTACCTTCTAAAACTGAACTCCTAGATAATATCTTAGAAAATTCCATATCTACCACTTCTTTTAAATCTATTTCTAATAATTTTTTAACCATAGATATAGGACTGTATCCTATTAAATAAAAAGCTAGGATTAATCCACCCATACTTGTACCTCTCATTATCTTGATATCTTTTATTAAATCATTCTTTTCAAAATAATGTAAAAACCCTATATACCCAATACCTCTTATACAACCTCCATTAAAATAAATAGTATCTAACATTACTAATTATAAATACTCTTTTTTATATAAAAAAACTTAATTAATATTTAAATTAAATATCTGTTAAGTTATTTTTTTTAAATTAGTCCAATTTATCTACTTCATCCCCCTTTGATTCGTCATCAGTTGCTTTTGGTTTACCATCTTCTGCTGGTTTTGGTTGATTAGCTTCCAAAAATTTCATGAGTCTATCATGAACAGTTCCTACTTGTGATAATTCAGGTCCCCTAAAAGCTCCTCTTTGAGATGCTACATCGATAATTCTAACTACATTAGCGATGTCGTTTAATGTAATACCTGCTTGTTCCTGTGGTGTCTGTTGTTCTACTGATTTTTTTTCGCTCATTATAATCATAATAAATAAATATTTTTAAATACTTTAAACGAATTATAAATATATTGATTATTATTATATGTCTAACTCTGAAGTATATTCTAAAGAAGTTATTGATCAACTAAAAGATAGTTGTGAAAAAATAAAAGAGATATTTAATACTGTACATACACAAAAAGCAAAACAAGAAGAATTTATTAAGAAAATATCAAATTTTGACAACGATTTTTCATCAATGTTATCAGATATGGGTGCAAATTTAAAAAAGTTTAATGCTATTATAGAAAATGTAAATAAAAATATAAAAAAAGCAGAAGAAGACTATAATAAAAAAATAAAAGAAGAGGAAAATAGAAAAGAAAATGAAAACAAAAATAAAAAAATAGAAGAATTGAAAAATGAAACTAAATATCTTCAAGAATACTACAAACTAATGGAAGAACATAATAAAATATCTTTGGTTATAGAAGAACAAAAAATTAAAAAAAAAATTGCTACAAAAGACCTTGAAAAAAAATACGGAATTAATATAATCCAAAAAAAGAAACCTTCTTCAAAACCTACTAAAAATGTAGATACTGAAGAACATATCAGAAGGAGAAGTACACATAGTGCTCATCCTTTAGCAGCTGCTTTAAAAGCTAAATTTAAAGGGGCTAGAGGGGAAGATTAAATTTTAATAGCTCTTCCTAATTTTTTTCCACCTTTACCATCAGCTATAGTAACACTTTTGATGTCACTTTCATCAGACATAGCAGTATCAGCTATGGAAAATCTATCTTCTCCGTCAGAAACTACTGATGAGGCTTGTTGAGTACTTAAAGGTCTTTTCATAGGATTAGGTACACTTGGTATTTCTTGAATATCTGGTTGAGTTCGCTGTTGTTGTTGAGGTATGTTAAAGTTTGGACTATTCATCATGTCTTTAGTTTGACTCATAATATTCTTCATTAAATTACCTACATCAAAATTGGGTCCTGCCATTTGAGGACCTCCTGGTGCATTTGGATTTTCTGTACCTCTATTCATTCCTCCCATCATTCCTTTCATCATTGCAGGATTCATCATTCCTCTCATCATACCTTCTATTCCTCCTCCACTAGAGCTCTTGAAGAAACTACTTGTCAAATGGAACATAAATGCACTTCCTGCTAAACTAAACATTAATTCTAATTCAGGAGCCATTTCACCTCTTCCTGAATATTTTTCAGCTAATCTTTCAAATATTTTATCATAGTCTCCTATATTTTCCATTACTGATTCAGACCATCCATCTAATTTAATATTAAATGGATCAAATCTTCCATTCATATATTCTAATCCAGTTACAGCTGCCATAAGCATTTTCCTAGAGAATGCTACAGCAGAACGATTTGATAACATCTTATTTTGCATATCATATTCTAATTTAACTTCTTCATATGTAGATTCTGGTGTGAATCTTTTAGAAAGTTTAACACCTTTTGTTTGATATTCGTAAAGTTTTAATAACATTTTTTGTTTTTCTTTATCTCTTTCTGAATTAGACATATGTGGCTGTGTAGGAACACTTGAAGGTTGTGAGAAAAAGTTTTGTTTATTTTTTCTACTTCTCCTAGAACCCCTAGAACTTCTAGAACTTCTGGAACTAACTGAGGCGGTGTATTGACTACTTATATCATCAGATTCACTGGCGGTATATTCACTTTCTTGAATATCTGGCTGTTGTTGAGGTAAACTTTTTCTCGTATTAGCTAAATTAGCAAAATTTGAATTAAAAGTATCATTTCTACTGGGAGAACTTTGTTTTCTTTTTCTATATTTCTTTTGTTTTTTAGGTCTCTCCATATCTACGGTTTCGTCACTATCTGAACTATAAGACACACCTTTTAATACAGAAGGTCCAGTAACTTTTACTGATTTTTTTTTATTTCCTTTCACTAGTTTAATATCACTCATTATTAATACCTAGTATTTTATACTATTATACGAAACGCAATTTTTAAGTATTTTAACGTTCATACTTTTAAAAAAAAATGATTTATTCAATTAATTATGAAACAAACATTTAATAGAAGATTCCCTAGGAAATACAATAACTGGAATAATAATAATTGGAATAAAAAAAATAACATTTATAGTGCAGGTATACTTCCTTATGGAAAAGATAGTAAAGGAAATGTATATTTCCTTCTAGGAAAAGATCGTCAAATGGCATGGTCTGATTTTGGAGGAAGAGTAGAAGTAAAGGATAATCAAGATGTAAAAGAAACTGCTATAAGAGAATTTTATGAAGAGACGTACAATTCTGTTATAGAAAAAAAATACTTGAGAGAGATTCTTTCAAATGAAAAAAATTACATTTTAATTAAAAGTAAAACACTTAATGGTTCTCCATATTATATGTACGTCATCCAAATAGAATTAAATGAAGATATGAGAAAATCTTTTATAAAAACTTTCGATTACCTTAAATATATTAAAGTTAATGAATATATACTCGAAAAAACTGATATTCAATGGGTAAGCCTCAGAACTTTGCTAGCATGTATAGATGATAATAAGAATGAAATTGCTCTTGGTTGGAATTTAAGAAAAGTTTATAAAAATACTCTTATAAATAACAAAGAACAATTTGTTAATATTTTTAAAGATTAAGGTCTTTCATGTATGATTCTAAATTATCATAATTTTTATCTATATTTTTCTTTATCCATTTATCACTTTCAATCCATTCTTCTAATAGCTGTTTCTTAGTTTTTTCAACTTGACCAAAAAAATGAGAAATGTCTTTTACAACAGGTTTATTAATTATTTCTAAACCTAAATACTTCAAATTAGACTTTGAGAATTTATGAAATTTAATTTGTCTTTTAGTAGGTTTTCTAGCTACTATTTTTCCTGTTTTCTTTTGTAAACTATACCTCAAATAACTAATCCCTTGTAGATAACTATCTGCTAAATCATCTTTTTTCTTAGAAACATTAAATAAGTCAATAAACTTCTGGTCTTCAAATTTTATCATTTTTCTACAATATATTATTGATAATTTTTTATTTTTGACGTACTGATTACAACCTGTAACTTCCACCTTAGGTCCTTCATAACATTGTAATTTATGTTTAGGGCTATATTCCAAAACTTTCATTTTTTTACTGTTATCAATAACTCCTCTCATTAAAAAATAAGTTTTAATACATCCACCCATTACTCTCATCGTAGGATTAAATCTTGGTTGTTTTTCAATTAGAATAATATCAGCATCTAATAAAAATGGTCTATTATCAAGTTCACATATTAAAGCTATCTGTTTGTCTCCTCTTATAGGAGATTCTGAAAGATTTATATTTTCCCATTTAATTATTTTTTCTTTTTCATCAAT